AGCGCAGGTGAGCATTACCGAGGATCGCCCGATTTACCTAGATTATTACCAGGATAGCGTAGACAAGAAGTGCTGCATTGGCGTTCGTGAGACTGAGAAGTTTTTAGTTAAGTCGGATTCAGAGTACACGTCCACGATTCAGTCTGTATTCAAGTGCGAGACGTGCTACATTGTCATGACGGAGAACAGTCTGTACATTGTCTCCACCGAAATTCCCATTAAGAAGATTCTGGCTGCTCCTAAGGCAGAGTAATCTAAACAGGAGTCAACATGAACCTTAATGGAGATGTTGGTGTTTCCCCCACCACATTACTTTTTATTTGAGCCTTTGAATGATGTGGAAACACTAAAGCTTTGGTCTGCGTACAAGGAAAAGTACGGACACCAGTGTGAGTTTTCAGAAGTAGATGCTGCAGAAATCAATTCGGCAGAATCGTTTTCGCCATGGTTTGATAACTGGATATCCCAAATTCCGGCCAAACAAGCTACAAGAGTCAGAATCTTAATGATCTGGCATGCCGAGTTCCTAACATATTCTTGCCAACAAATGCTACGTCGTTCTTTGGAACAACGATCGTTTAGGTGTCGCGTATGGTTTCATGTCGAAGATCCGACATTGATTCAACCTGCTATCCACAGTCGATGTATCACAAAACGGATTCCGGCTTTCGTACACCATCCTATAATAAACTAACATGAAGGTCGTAGTCTTTACTGACGGAGGTTGTGAGAATAATGGTAAGAAAGGTGCTCGGGCTGCCTGGGCCGTATGGTTCCCTGATCATAAAGACTTTTCAGATGCTCAAGTTGTTCCTGCTGATCAACAACAGACCAATCAGCGTGGAGAATTGATGGCAATTTCCCAAGCAGTCAAAATCATCGAGAAGAACTTCCCGTACGACGTAGATATTCAGATAATGTCAGATTCCGAGTATTCAAAGAACTGTTTAACGAAATGGCTTCCTTCATGGATCTCCAAGAACTGGAAGACGTCAACCAATAAGGATGTGTGCCATCGCGACATAATTGAGGATACATCTACTCGTCTATCAAAGTTCAATTCGTTCACGATTATCCATGTGGACGCACATACTGGTGGTTCTGATTATAATAGCGTGAACAATGCGATCGTGGACAGAATGGCAACGAAAGTCTTGAACCCTGATGCCGGAGTTAAGGTAATTACAACGAACACTCAAGTCGCGATTGTAGGTCTCCCACTTACTCTCATGGGACCTCCAATCTCAGATAGTGCTGTGCATACATGGTGTCGTGAGAATTTGGATATGATGGATCAAGCCACGGTAGATGCTGCTCTAGTATCAGCTCTATCTAAGACTCTGAAAAAGAAGGGGTTTGAGCTGGTAAAGCAGAAACTTCATCGTACGACACAGTACCGCCTCGTCACTGCTAATCATTTAATCTCAGAGGGAACTACAATAACCAAAGAAGAATGAGTAACGTTGTGACAGTATATCACTTCTGGTCAAAGACGTGTGGACCTTGCCAGGTGATTAAACCGGCGCTTCAACTACTTTGTACCGAGTTTCCGGAAGTGAAGTGGGTGAGTGTAGATACGCATCAGGATGTTGCTGGGTATGCTGCCCAGCTTAAAGTACAAGTTGTTCCTACTGTCGTAGTGGTAGTGACACGGGCCGATGGTTCTTTAATTGGAACTGAACGTCACAGTGGTACCCAGATGATCGGGTACCATCGTATTCTTCGTAATGCTATGCGCGCAATTACTCAGCAATAGCTTGGGTAACTAACTTGCCGTTTTTGTATAAATCTACCACGAATGTTTGGTCAGTGTTTGCGGTTGGAGCTGTGCACTTTTCGCCACCCGATGAAGATGAGAGAATGTCTGTCACTGACGTCCCAACGCCAATATTTGCAGTAGGCTTATCGCTAAAAATGAACGAGTTTGTTGTGTCATTGAAGTGTTCTGTGGTAAACGACTGGCGTGTTGTAATGACGGGAGTTATACCACCTGCACCAAACTGTTTTCCTGTCGCTGCCCAAGCTGACCAGAATCCTATCGTTCCACATGCGATTCCAATTACCCAAGCTCCAAGGATTCCCCACCATGGTACTGGAGGACACTGAGGCTGTTTCATGATTACGTATGACTGAGCACCAGCTAACAAGACCACGAAAAAGAAAGGAACAAGAGCGTAAAGAGCTGTCGCACCTCCTTTGAAGAAAAGCCCATTGAGATAGTACCATCCTACAGCCATCGTAAACACGATCACTGAAGGAAATAGACGGGTTTTAATAGAGTACCCGAGTCCACCTATAGGTAAATCGCAAATGCCCTCGTAAGGAATTACGGGAGTTGTTGCTGCCATTAATCTAATCTGCCTTTTATTTTCACTTCATCAATCCTATTCGGCGCAGAAGCCAAATGAATGGGAAAAACAGGTACGAAAAGAAGACGCTGAAACTGCCGGAAGACACTCCAAAATCTATCGCGAAGTTCAGTCCTACAGCTGCTACTCCCACAAGTACTGGAATAATAAGATCAATAGCTTGTAAGAACATTCCGCAAAAAAGTCCGAACCAAGCTAGTGCCATAGGAAGGAACACGACAACTGTTCTCGCAATATTCCACCAGAATATAGCGTTGTATTCTCCTGCAGGGGCATTTTTGGATGCCGCAACTCCTCCGTAAATACCAAGTCCAACTAGAAGTGCAACTTGAACACCTATGATTGCAGCAGCGGCTGGGTCCATTGATTATTCCCAAGATACAAAATAACGCCAAACTACAAATGGGCGACTGCTCTAAAGCTCAAAATCCGAGCCCAATTAATTTGTCACAGTCATCGGCTCAGCCTTGTGACAGTCTGTGCGATCTTGTGATGGACGACGCATATGCGACGGATGGAGTTGTAATAATTAATGAGAATGGGATGATTTTATTCAGTGGGACAAACTTAGGTACTTGCAAATTCAATGGGGAAGGGTATACGTGTAATTTGATAATTGTGACTCATCCAAGCCGCCACACAATTGAAAACATTCAGGCTGACGCTGAAGTGATAGCACATTTCACAAGTCCTACTGGAAAGTTTCTTGATGTTTCATCGCTGATTCGCGTGAATCCTGCGGAAACCCAAGCCAGTCATTTTTTGAACACGTTTATTCCGTATGGCAACCCCAATGTAGGTAGTACTAAAGTCACTCTAAACAACTGGTCGTTAAGTATGATGGTTCCACCGAACGCTACATTTTACTCGTACCAAGGAACTAATTTTGATTGTCGCCCAGCTTCAGTCGTTGTATTCGGATCAATGATCAATATTGACTCGAATGCGTTTGCGCTCCTAGTGAAAAACACGAAGCCCACAGCCGTAGCTGTTCAGCCACTAGGTAGTCGCCAAGTATATTTCAATAACGGTCAGCAGTTACCCGGTCCTCAAATGCCTAATGACGGCAAGATTTACATGCGTATTCGCTCAAACAAAGCTGATGACGATAAGAAAAAGGGTAGTAAGTTTGTGAAACCAGTAACTCAGGCGAACGTGTCCGGAGCTCAAACAAATGAGCGTAATAGTAGCGGATTGCTGGGGGCTATTTCCAATTGGTCACGTACTCAGGCGGCAGCGAACGGCTGGTTTTCGTTAATCAATGTGTTTCTCATGGTAATATCTATGGGTCTGGCAATTTATGCCGCGTACGCCTATAACGATCAGGTTGCGGCTCTACTTACCCTGAACGATAAAGCTCGTGGGTTAGCACAGTGGTTACGAGGCAGTGTTTCAAGCGGTGTATCTAACATTTCCTTACCAAACATAGACCTAAAAAGTGTAGCGGCTTCTACACCGACAACTTCATTAACTAAGTCTATTGGAACCCGTAGCTTACTCTAACATAATCACTGACGCCTTTCGTCCCAATACGTTTCATACTCCTCAGGCTGCTCGTCCCATGCCGACTCACCTTCTTCTTCTTCAATAGGAGCGTCATCATTGTCCAGGGCTTCCTGAACCTTGTCGCGCTTTACACGAATCTTGCGCTCTACAGTCTGCCAACCATCATCTTCAGGATTTACAATAGTTGGTGGTGCTTCATTAGTAGGGTATAATTCTTCAACTTCTTCGCCATTATCGTATTCATCGTATCCTCCTCGGTCGTAACGCGAATACCTTGGCCTGGTTACAGGGATCGATATTTCCTTAGAAGAAATTACCTTTGGAGCTTCGGTGATCTTCGAAAGGAAACTTGGACCCTTGAAATTATTGCCCATAGGTTTGTGACTTGATACAAATGCAGGAAACTCGGCTTCAACGACTTTAGTTTCCTTCAGCAGTGGATGTTTCTCCTTACGATTGCGTAGGTGGGGCGGAACGTACGACATGGTGGTGAGATAAGTACTTATTAGAAGAGAAAATCCGTTTTAAAAACGAACTTACAGCTTCAAAGCTCTAGACACTCAAAGATGACGTACGGCGTTTCAATTGCCGCAAACGGTACGGTTTCTGATATTCAGATCCCTGCAAAGACTCCAGACGTTCTGGAATGGATTCGAAAGAAGTTCAAGTCTCCTGAATTTCAGTTTCAGGGAAAGATTCAGGATCCGTTGAATGAAACTCAGTGGCTCTCTATCTTCGCATGCGCATGCGACAATCCTGAAATGATGAACAATCATATGCTTCCTTCTCCGTTTGATGAGGAGACGTATTCTGGTAACATTGTAGTTATGGCTACTGAATCAGAAGATCAGGACCACTACGATGTTCATATTTCCGAGTACAAGAACCTGAAGACTTCCGATTACAATGCTCTGTACCAGGAATGGACATTTGCAGAAAATGAAGAAGAAGGCGAAGCGGAAGCAGTGGATGAAGGTGAAGAGGATGAAGACGAAGAGGAGGAAGAGGAGGAGGAAGGACCCCATCGTGAACTGGTTCATTCTCGTCCAATTCATACAAGGTCAAAGAACGTGTTCGTAGACTGTCCGATTCGTGACAAAGTCGTGGAAAACTTCACAGAACTTCTAGATGCCGATCTTTCCAAGACTCTAGAAGAATCGGTTCTGCATGTCATCAGCGACCAAGCTTTGAAGGAAGGTATTGATGTAGATTGGACGAATAAAGTGTTTTGGAGTATGTATCGCAGTCGCGCAATTTCCATCTATGAAAATTTGCGTAACGGGTACGTTAAGAACTCCGAGAACTGGATTTCAAAGCTGAAGTCTGGCGAAATCACGCCACGTGCGTTTGCGGAAATGACGGCTGTGGATATGTGTCCTTATCGTTGGAAGGCTTCGATTGAACACTTTATTGAAATGGAGAAGAAGGTGTATTCGAAGAACCAGAACGCATCAATCTTCCTCTGGTGTTCGCGTTGTAAGAAACAGGCTAAGTGCGATTACTATCAGCTTCAGACGAGGTCAGCGGACGAACCGATGACGACGTTTGTGACCTGTCTGGAATGCGATCGTCGGTGGAAGTTTTGAGTGGGTTTGAAATGGGTAGTTTAACATTAATAGCGGATTCTCCTGGAATCAGGACTGATGGACGTGGGCTTCGGTACATTGGATCAAGCATCATTTCCGACATTTTTCCTTTCATTCCTCCAATTAATGGCGAATCCAGATCTGAAGGATACACATAAATAGGATCTAACCCATTCGTAATTTCTGGTTTGGTGACTTCTGGAGTAGTGTCCGCAAACCTCTTCTTGAAGTCTTCAATGATTGGATCAGGTATTTGAGGGCTGATTTCAGCTAACCTTTGCGCATCGTCACGTACTAATTTCAGCATATCTTTAGCCGTCATACGTTCTGTCCGAGCTAAAGCTAATTCTATCAGAATGAAACGGTACAGCTTCTTGTACGAAATAGCCGAAATGCGGTGTGATTCAGATCGTTTAGCCCATGCGAAATAACTGGTTACAGTTGTCAGAATAGCAACCGTTAATGTCGTGATGCCAATGATTGTGTTTCCAATTTGGGGTTCTTGAATGAACTGTCCAATCCCTATAGATGCAGACCCGGACAATGTAGCCATAATAATTGATGGAAGAGTAATGTATGTGCTCAAAGATGAATACCGTTTTTCCGCACGATCATGTAGCCACGAAAAGCACAGGGATCGTTCGCCTTCATCTGAAATCACTTTTTCTAATTGAGAGTTCCACGATACAACACCTAAGTTGTCGTCCATTGTAAAATCGTGGGTAATAATTAATGGGTCAGTGGGAGCTTAATGATAAGCACCCATCTACGTCGTTTGGGAAAATAGTTAAGCGTCACGTTAGTGCGTCTGATGCAGATAACGTTGACAATATGTTGAGCGCGTACGAAGCTCTGTATAAAGGAAAATACAAGTCAGCGGAAGATTTGCGTCGTTCGTTCACAAAAGACGGTCAGCCTCTTTTTACGCCAGAACAGGCTAAGTCCGTATACCGCCAAATTCGTAAGGGGCAAACTGGAGGCGAACGTGTAGACAGTATCCTAAATTCTGCTATCTCAAGTGGGATTGATGTAGCTGCGGGAATTACTCAGCCTTCGCCTCCAAATGCTGCAGTTCAGGGAGCAGTGAAATCAGTTCAGACGATTATTCGCATGATCATTCCGTTCGTATTCATCTTGGATACGTTGGAGCACACTCCGTTATTCGGAGATCTAATTGGTGCGGCTTTGGATGTTACAGCTGCAACACTTCCAGTCATTGCGTCCAATGTCCAAACGTTCACACCAGCTTTAGTTGGTCTAATTCCTCTTCCGTTAGC